TAAATGATTTACTATTTTAATTAAATCTTAATCCCACCCTTCGGGGTGGGTTTTAATTACAAACTATGAAAACAAAAACAGATAAATATCAAGTGCTCGATATAATCTCAGAGGTTATAGAAAAAAAACATAAAGTAGATGATCAATATATATTTCAAGACACAAGAAAAAGAGAGGTGTGTGATTTAAGAAAAGTGTTTTTTTACTTAGCAACTAGATTCACAAATCTTCCTTTACAGGATATAGGAAACTACTCTAAACACAGAGGTCGTGGCAGCGCTCACAATCATGCGACTATAATCTATAGCTCAAAATTAGTTAAAGATTGGATTTCAATCGACAAAGAATATAAAGAGTATATAGGTGAAATAGAAAACGAAGTAAAATACTTTGTGGATTATGAGCAATACAGGTACGATGAATCAAACAAGTACAAAAAAAAGATTGCAAAGAAAATTTACCATGAAGAAGACATTGTGTTTTTAACGAAATACAGTGAAATTACAGAAAAACTATACAAAAACAGAGAGTTTATTGATAACTTGGCGGATACTATCAATGAGCTTATAACAAATAAAGAAGAAAACAATGAAAGGGTATATCAAGCTTCACAGGAGGATTCTCGATTGGGAATGGTACAAGGACTCCAATACTAAAATTATATTCATACACTTACTATTAAATGCCTGCTACGACGATTGTAGATTTATGGGCAAAGCTGTGGCTAAAGGGGAATACATTACGTCTCTTAATAGGATTTCTGTTGATCTGGACATACCAATCAGAAAGGTAAGAACAGCTATAAAAAGGCTTAAACAAACGGGAGAAATAGACACGCAAACGACAAATAAATATACCAAGGTAACTATCTGTAACTATGAGAGTTATCAAGTTGAGGAGCGTAAAACTAAAAAGAAAACGACAAGCAAACGACAAACAAGTGTCAAGCAAGCGACAGAGATAAATAAGAATATAATAAAACAAGAAAATAAAAATAACATATTTTTAACTGATTGTCTTAATTCTGCAACTTGGGCTGAAGTTGTTTGTATGCAAAACTCAATTAACAAAGAGTCTTTAGATAAAGCATTGGATACGTTTCACAATCATCTGATAATGACTGACGAAATTAAAAACTCAATAAAAGACTATAAGTCTCATTTTGTTAATTGGCTCAAATACAACAAAGTTGATGCTATAAAGAACTCTGGTAGCTATAAATGGAAATGGAAAGGTCAAAGCACCAAGAGTGGAACTAAGACTGAATTAGAGAAAGATAAGAAATTTTACGATCAACCAGGATTTGACTTTAAAATAATACAAAATGGACATTAACGGATTTAAAATAAAAGACTACAACATTTACAAGCTAGATACAAAATCTAAAAAATCAACATGTCCTAAATGTTCATCAAGTAGAAAGAAAAAGACTCAAAAATGTTTGATGCTAGATTGGGATAGGGGTCTTGGAACTTGTCAACATTGTGGAGAGGTTTTACAGCTACATACTTACGAAAAAGAAGCTGAATACACTTACGAGGCACCTGTGCTACGCAAAGTAAATAAACCTGGAGATAACATGATTGAATGGTTCAAGAGTAGAGGTATTACAAGCCAAACTTTAGATAAGTTAGATGTGACCGCAGGATTAGAATATATGCCTCAAGTAAGCAAAGAGGTGAATGTAATCATGTTTAAGTATAACTATAAGGGAAAGTTGGTAAATGTAAAATACAGAGATGCACAGAAAAACTTTAAGCTCTATAAAGGAGCAAAGAAGATTTGCTATAACATGGATTCAATTATAGGTAAAGACGAATGTGTCATTGTAGAAGGCGAAATAGATTGTCTTTCGTTTGTAGAAGCTGGTGTTGAAAACGTTGTTAGTGTTCCAAATGGGTTTACAGCAACAGGTCAAATAAACTTAGATTACCTCAACGATTTGTATTATCACTTTGAAGATAAGAAAAAAATATACGTTTGTGTTGATGCTGACGAAGCTGGCGAGAACGGGAAGAAAGAACTCATAAGGAGGTTTGGTTCAGAAAAGGTTTATTTATGCGATTTAAAGGACTGTAAAGATGCGAATGAGTACTTAATCAAGTATGGCTCTGAAAGTCTAAGGAACGTCATAAAAACAGCAATACCATGCCCAATAGAAAATGTACTAAGAGTTTCTGATATGGAGGCTGACTTAGATGAATTTTATAAAGGCGGTGTTAAGAATGGTTTTAAAATTGGTTTAGATGGATTTGACTCTATATTCTCAACATACACAAAGCAATTTGTAGTAGTAACTGGATTTCCAAGTAGTGGTAAGTCGGACTTTGTGGACCAAATGACTATAGGATACAATATGATGTACGGATGGAAAACAGCTTATGCTTCAACAGAAAACTACCCGCAATACCTACATGTTGACAAGTTAATAAGAAAACTATATGGAAATACTCCAGAGTACAAAGACACTAAAACAGAATCATGGAGAAGGTGCGTAAACCATATTAATAAAAACTTTTGCTTTATTAACTATGAAGACGGATTTGATTTAGACAAGGTATTAAAAAAAGGAGAAGAGCTTGTAAGAAGGGTTGGTATAAGATGTCTTGTTATTGACCCATACAACAAGATAAGAGACAAATCAAATATGAATCTAAGTATAACTGACTATACAAATGCTTATTTGAATAAAATAGATAATTTTTGTAAAAAAAATGACGTTGTATGTATTCTTGTAGCTCACCCAACAAAACCTCAAAATGATAAAGGTAAATTAATTGAGCCAACATTCTACGATGTGAAGGGTGGAGGTGAATTTTACGACATGAGTCCTCACGGAATATTAGTACATCGTGATTTTGAGGCAGGTACAGTAAAGATTAAGGTATTGAAAGTAAAGTTTGCGAATCTTGGAGAGAATCAAGCTCATGTAGATTATTGTTGGAATGTAAACAACGGAAGATACACAGATTTAAGGGATGGATCACCTGTATGGGACAACACAAATTGGTTGACAGAAAAAGGCAATCCTTATGAATTAACAAAAAGTTTAGATGTTGAATTTAAAAAACTAGAATTATGAAAACAATAGTATTAGCAATTATGGTTACGGCAACAATTTACCATGCCGACCCAAAACAATGTAATGCAGATTACTTAACAACTGCATCATTAAAAAAAATTAATTCACAATCACCTGGATCTCACAGATGGATAGCTGTTAGTAGAGATTTAGAAGAATACGGTTTTGTGTTTGGCGCAAAAGTATGTGTCGAAAACGCAGGAGACATGAATGGCGTATGGACTGTAGAGGACAGAATGAATAAAAGATGGAAGAAGAGAATTGATTTTCTTGTTGATTACGACTTGAAAGGTGGTAAATGGGAAAACGTAAAAATATCTTTGATACAAGATGAAGGATATTAGTAAAGTAGTTTCTGTTTGCATAAAAAACGATATAAAAGTTTATCCTGTTATTTATGATAAATACCACTTAAAAGTTGAGGTGGATTATGCAGGCAGAAAGAAAAAAGGAAAAGAGAAATACAACTGGAGAACTGAACAAAAACAGCTACAAGCTAAAATAATAGAACTATATGAAACAATTGCAAAAAGAATACAAGATCGGGAATAGGAAATATATTTATAACGAAGATATTTTAAAAACATCTTACATAAAATATAAAGATTACTCTGATGAAGAGTTTGTGAAAAACATCATAGACATACTTCATTATGCCGTTTATGTGTGTTGGATAAAAGAAATAAGCTCTGATGATTGTTTGTCTGACGACGGAATAATACACGAAATCGTTCATTTAGCACAAGAAAACACCAGAAAGTACTCAAATATTAAGAAAATACGAAGAAAGTTTAACAAAACTTTGGCTTTTTAAGAAAAATAAATTAAATTACCAAAAATTAACTCATTAAAATGTTCGATTCAATAGTAGAAAGTGTAAAAAACAAATATACAGACAGAAGTATCCGTGGTATTGAAAAATATAAAACGACACTTGATAACAATGTGACTGATAATTTTTTACAACATCTTCAAGAAGAGTTAATGGATGCAACATTGTATATAGAAAAAGAATTATCTGTTAAAGATTCAAAACTTGAAATGGTTAGAAAATTTAACAAGGTGTTTAATATATCTACTTTAAAAACTCCTTCATTAATTAGCGAAGAAGATCACAAGCTAAAGTATCAATTAATGTTGGAAGAGCTTGATGAATATAAAGACGCTTGTAAGTCTGAGGATGTTGTAGAGATTGCAGATGCTGTTGTAGATATGATGTATATATTATATGGAATTATACTGTCTCATGGTTTATCTGATGTTATCTTTGACATGTTTGAAGAGGTTCATAAATCTAATATGAGTAAATTAGAGAATGGAAAAGTTTTAAGAAGAAATGATGGTAAAATTATGAAAGGATCTGAATACTTTAGACCTAATCTAAAACAATACCTTTAAATGGAAGAATTAACTAAATTTATTGATAAAATATTAGGCTACAAGACGTGGTCTGAAAAAAGAAAAATAGACACTTTACTTGAATACGACTGTGGTCTGTATACTAATCTAGGTTTAGAGTCTACTAAAAAAGAAAGAACGGAAACAAAAAGAAAATCAAGAGCCATTTATAGAGCAATCAAAACTATAAATAAAACGGAAGGAGATAGATTTTTGTATCATTTAGACAAAGAATAATGGCATCTGCTTCTCGTCAAGTATATTTAAACAATGTTTTTAATCGTATGCACGAGAAGTTAAACGACGCTTATGAACATGTTCATGATGGAGATTTTGAAGAGTCTAAAAACACGGTGAATTCTTTAATTTACGACTTAAGACAACTTAAAAAATCCATGGATCCATGAGTAAAAAAAGAGTTAGACTAAACAAAGAAGAAGCGATAGCTTTAGGCTTAGAAGTAAAAGAAACAGAGCAAGGTAGAAAAACTTTTAGAGCCTATATAGATATTGAGTCTCAACAAAAACTAAATCAAGTAAGACATCAAGGTGTTGCTGATTACTGTAAAGAAAGAGGTATTGATTTCAATAGTGTTAGTCAGTACTGGGACAAAACAAAAGAGTATTCAGTACAAGTAAGACCTACTATAGTTTCATACAACGATATATCTAGGCAGATAATCGAGGAGATGAAGATTTACTCTCCAAAGTATCCTTCAGTAAAAAGAAAAAACAAAAAAGACCCTCACTTATTAGTTATAGATCCAGCTGATGTACATATTGGGAAGTTGTCCACGTCTTTCGAGACTGGTGAAGATTATAATTCTGAAATAGCTATACAAAGAGTTAGGGATGGTGTTCAAGGAATATTAAATAAGTCTGCTGGTTTTGAAGTAGATAAATTCTTGTTAATAATAGGTAACGATATATTACACATAGACACTCCTAAAAGACAAACTACCTCTGGAACACCTCAAGATACTGATGGGATGTGGTACGAAAGTTTTTTAAAAGCAAAAGCTATTTATGTTGAGGTTATAGAAACACTTATGTCTATAGCAGATGTTCATGTAACATACAATCCTAGTAATCATGATTACACTAACGGATTCTTTTTAGCTGACGTTATTACAACTTGGTTTAGGAAATCTAAAAACGTAACTTTTGATTCTAGTATAAGTCATAGAAAATATTTTAAATATGGGTCTAACCTAATAGGAACGACTCACGGAGATGGTGCAAAGAACAATGATTTACCTTTACTTATGGCTGTAGAAGCTAAAGATGAGTGGTCACAATCACAACATAGGTACGTTTATACACATCATGTTCATCATAAAAACGCAAAAGATTACGCAGGTGTAACAGTAGAAAGTTTAAGAAGTCCGTCTGGAACAGATAGTTGGCATCATAGAAATGGATATCAGCATGCTCCAAAAGCAATTGAAGGGTTTTTACATCACCCAGAATTTGGTCAAGTAGCTAGATTAACACATATATTTTAAAATGGAAGAAGGTTGGTATTTATTGTCGTTAAGTTTCAGATGGCCTCACGAAGGGGTTGTCTTAGGGTTTGAGGTTTGGGAGCCTAATGAACATGAACAATACTGGTCTTTAAAGCTTCATTTATTGTTAGTAACTATTAACTATGATTTTGGGGAAGATGGTACACAAAGAGAATAATTAAGTATCTTTATAATGTTAAAGATTACCCAATCTGTTTTCATAACAAACCCTAGACTTCGGCCAAGAAATAGTCTAGGGTTTTTTTTATTAAATTTGTTTATGGACTATAAGAAGAAACTTTTTGTAAATAAGGAATTAAGTGACGAAGACCTTGATTATGCAAGAGAAGCTTTAAAGAAAGTGGATTTAATTGAGCACTTAAAAGATTCTTTTGTATACGTTACTGTAGATAAGGAAGATGGAGTTCAAGTTGTGAGTGCTAAAGATGAGTACGTTTATTTGGTTTCTAAAGAATATTATATTGACAATAAAATGTCAATGGAGTATTTAAAAAGAAGATATGAAATAAACAACAAACTAAAAGAAACTCTTTACTGGATGGGATTAAACAATTTAAAAAAGTTTATTCCTGTTATTTCAGATAATGGTATAGAAAAAAAATATTCAGAAAAAGCTGTTTATGCAGAAAGCGCTCCAGAAGCAGTTAATATAATGGATAATATGGACCAACATGATTACATGTATTTAGAGGACGTAGATGAAGAGATATAAAAAGAATAAGCAAATAACTAGAGCAACTAAAACAGTTATTGACGGAATACAATTTCAATCAAGACTAGAGTCTCACATGTATTTATTATTAAAGGCAAATGAAATAAGTAACGGATACGAAACACATCAATTCACAATCATTGACGGATTTCTGAGCGAACATTCTTCTTACGAAAAAACACCTAAAAAGAAATTTCTACACGATAAAGGTTATAAAAAAATATTACCCATAAGATATACTCCTGATTTTGTTGATACTCAAGTACCTCCAAGATATATTATAGAGTGTAAAGGAAACCCAAATGAGAGATTTCCTATGGTTTGGAAATTATTTAAAAGACACCTCAACTTAAAAGGCTGGTCTCCAGATTTATTTGTACCCAGAAACCAGAAAGATTGTCAAGAGGTAATAAATATTATAAAAGAAAAATATTATTAATCTTTAGGCGTAGCTGCGTTTTTCCTTATATTCTCTACTACATCTAAAGCGTGTATTTTTGCAGAACGATCCATATCTTTCTGTTCTTCTTCCCACCATTCACCTATATTATTCATATCAACAGGTAGATTTTGTTCTTTTGTCCTGTAGTCTAAATAAGCTTTAAAGAAGGCGTTATTAACACCTTTTATTGAAGGCGAAGATCTTGTAAAATTCTCCTCTATTTGTCTTTCTAATTTATTAAGAAGGTTATTTATATCTCCTTTTGGTACAGGAAGAAGTAAGTTCGCAGTCCTCGCATATAAAAGGTAATCAACCATATTGTCTAATTTTTCTTGCATAGCAGGAGTATCTGCCGCAAGATATTCTATTATCCCTGTGCTTGAAACTCCACTACCTGGTTTTTTAAATACACGTTCTGTGTACAAAGTATAGGCTTTTGTGAATTTATCATACTGCTCAAAACCAACACTATACATACCTAAATTTTCCTTTAAAAGTAATGCTATTTCATCAGTACTTGTCCCCATTTTATCTAAATCTGTAGATATGTACTCTGGAATAACCTCTTCTCCTAATAACTCGTTCATTACAGAAAATCCTAAATCATACAATGGATCTGGAACAGCATAAGGTAAGGTTGTTTTAAACATATCTGTTGCCATTTGCAATAAAACACTATAGTTTGGAGATAATTTATATTTATTCTCATATTCCATAGTTGTTTTATACAACTCTAAAAGAGTGTAGTCTATACCAGTTGCTGTTTCATTAAAAGAAGCTTTAAAACCCTCTAAGGTTTCTCTTTGTCCTCTAGGCATTTTAGATAATTGCTCCTCGTAGTCACGATCTTCTATTGGCAATAAAGCGTCTCCAATAAGTTTTGTCATTCCACCATATCTATCTATATCATCTTCATCTGCTCCAAACTGCATCATTGCAGCTCCAACAAAACCTATAGTTGTAACCCTTCCTGTGGATAGTTTTATTCCGTTAAATACAGCAACTTCATTTAATATACCCCTCATTCTTTTGTTAGCTTCTTGTCTTTGCAACTCTGGTAGACTCTTGTCTTGAGATCTAGCGTATTGATTGGCAAAATTTGCTTTAGCATTTAACATAAATTTACCCCAAGGAAATACTGTTCTTTGAGCTATTTTAGTTCCTGTTTTAGCGTTTATGGCATAAAATTCAGCCTCAGAAGTTGGTTCTGTTTGCCTCATAGTTTCAGCTATTCTCCTATCTGCATATTCAATAGCTTCCGTATCTGGGTTTTCGTTTTCTTTCTTCCACCACGCTGATATGTCTTTAGGAATAATAGCGCCTTGATCTATTCTGTTTTGCAAATAATGAGATTCAAAAGCAGAATTTGCTGCAGCCCTATCCGCATTGGCTAAGAAAAACTCAAGAGAAAGCTCTGAGCTTTTAGTTATCGCATCTAAAACACCGTCTACTGTATATTGAAGACCTCTCATTTCATCAGAAAAAAGGTCACTATCCATATTAAATTTACTAACATAATAATCAAGCGGAAGCTTTGTGTTTTCTCCTATAGCAAATTCAGCTTTTAAAGCATTACGCAATCCAGTTCTTGATTGACTGTAAATATTAGAAAGTTGACCTCCTTTTATAAGGTTGTTTGCCCATTGAGCATATTTAGCTGTTTTTTGGCCATTTCCAACACCTGCCATAGCAGACAAAAACCTTGCGTTAGCTAATTGTAAATGATTTCTAGCTCTTGCATCATTTAACATAGGCATAGTACCAGTAGTTGCACTGTAAAACTGTGAAGCTGGTTGATTAAATCTTGAAAGACCTATTGCAGATAAAGTAGAATAAAAAGCTTGCCCTACTTTTCCTAAAGTGGCTGTAAAGTCTGGACTACCAAAATCCATTTGTACATTTTGACCTTGAGAAATCATGTAATTAAAAATCTCCATTCTAGATCCAAAATACTTTTGTACACTCTTATAATCTTTACCTTCCTTTGCAAATAAATCTTTAAAGCCATCAGAATTCACAATCATATCTATGGTCTCAAAATCTTTTCTAGAATTCATGTCAATAAAAGAACCTTGCATTTGCTGATAAGCTCTTTCAAAATAATTACCAAAAGATAATCTAGAATTTTCTAGTGTATCATCTTCTGTAACATCTTGAAGAACCCCTGCAAAAGTTCCAAAATCACTTCCTTTTTTGTTTTTAATTCTATTAGCGTCACTTGACTCTTGACCGTTATCAGCTGTTCTAAAACTAGGCACATAAGTTCCGTCTACAAAAAAAGTATCTTTTCCTTCATAGTCTTTTTTTCTTTGTCTAGCTTCCTGGTGAGGAAATCTTTCTGAAAGTCTGTTAAGAGCATCCACTATAGGTTGTTTAGCGTTCCTAGACACATCTTCATAAGACAAAGCGCTATCCAAACCTAAACTTTCTAGTGTAGCTTTTAATTGCTTGTATTTTGCCTCAGTTATATTATCAGGGTCATCTTCGTATTCTTGTTTTCTAAGCTCTAACTCTTTAAACAAACTATTTTTTTGTCTTTGAAATTCTGTATCTAATCCTGTAGACTCATCTATTTCACCAGATTTTCTTCTTAAATGAGCTAAAACCTGCATCTCATAAGAAAGTTCTAAATTTCTTAAATCAGTAGAAATTTTATTTTTAGGATTAGCTTTGTTATACGCTTTAATTTCGTTTTTAAATAGAGAAGCGTCTTGATTTACAAACTCTGCAGAAGTGTTCATTGCGCTTGCTACATTTCTATTTGCAGCAGAGACTAAATCAATAAACGGCTTTCCTTTAGAAGTGTCTTTAAAAATAGCACCCAAAAATATATCTGAAGTCATTAAGTTTTTAGGCATTACTTTCGTTCTACCCATCATCATTTTTCTTCCAAAATTGTTTACATAAGGAAATATGTCTTGAACAAGGCTAAAAGGATTTATGTTTTTCTTACTAAGTAGCTTTGGGTTTTCAAGAATATCTATTTTTTCAGTATTAAGAACTTTTAAATCATTAATTGTTTCTTGAGCGTCTAAAAGAGTTTCCACTCTTGCAAACTTAGGCCTGAATCCGTTTTTAATGTCTGTAAAGAATTTTTGAATTATCTTTTTACCATTAGCATCTAACCCTTCGTAAAAGTTTTGAGATAGATTTAATTGTTTTATTCTATAAATAGACTCTTCTTGTCTTTTTGAGTCTTGTTTTTCTTGAAATATCTGTTCATCACTTTTCTTTTCTTGTTTTTCTGTCTCCTTTTTTGTTTCGTTTGCTACATCTTCGCCTAATAAAGTTTCTACAGCATCAGGTTTGTTTAATAAAATTATTTCTTGAGCTAAGTTAAAATCAGTAGGATCATAATTTTCATCTACATCAATTTCTAAATCATCATAAGAAATATGATCGTTAAAGTAACCAACAACATCAATACGTTCAGATGAATCACGCATGTTCTCCAAAACTTCTTTTTTGTATATCTCAGCTGCCCTTTGAGTCACTTCAGAATCTTCACTTGTAAGACTAAAGGTTTCACCTTCTTTTTCTTTTGATAATTGCTCAAGAGCTTTTTCAGTTAAAGCTGATTGTTGGTCTTTAGGTAAAAAATAGTAACTTAACTCACTAGGGTATGAAGCTAAAATTCTTCTCATTTTAAACTTCATGGTTTCTATTTGATCCTGAGCTGAATTAATAACTTCTGGTGTTGTTTCGGAGTCGTTTATTTGTCCTTGCAAAGCTTCTAAGTCAGCAATACCTTGTAAAAAAGTTGCTTTATGAGAGGGCGTCATTTGACCAACAAGCTCTTGTTTTCTTTTTTCAAACAACAAAATAGCGTCATCTGCTTGTCTTTGCATATCTAATGCAACTTTAAACTTAGGGCTGCTAGGAAGTTCCCCGCTGTCTTCAAGTTGGCTCACAATCATATCTGACTTAAGTTTATTTTGAACAGCACTTATTTCTCCGTCAAGAGTTATTTTTCTGTTTATAACATCATCAGCTATATTGTTAACGTTTTTAGACATAGCTTTACTAGCCATACTCATACCAGAAGAACTAAACAAAGAGTTTAATCCAGCATCTGCAGCAAGTTTTTTTGCGGTTTCATTGCTATATTCTTTTAAACCAAAAGCAACGTCTGTAAGATATCCTGTGTAAGCAATAAATTGCTCTTCTGGAACTTCGTTTGCAATAACCTTAGGGCTTAACCCTGTGTATTTAGAAAAAGCTGCTATCAATCCCTTTCTGTTTTGTTCTGCAAATGCAGAAGCAAGTTGTTGAGCTGATTCCTGTGTCTTTGGAACGTTTCTCATTCCGTTTGCAAGTTTCAACTGTTTAAAATACTTAGCAGTAAATGCCGCAGTTATAAGAGTCTCTCCACCTGCTTTAAGAAGAGCATATCCTCTTGCTTTAGCACTAGACATCTCTAATAAATCTTTTTGTTTTTCAGTTAAAACAATTCCAGCTGACTCAGCTTCTCTTGCAGATTTTCTAGCTTCTCTTACCTCTTCTATACTTCCTCCATAAGTGCTACCAAAAGTAACACCTAAGCCAACTCCAGGATTAGCCATAAATGCAGCTATATAAGGAACAGAAGATGTAAAACCTTGCATACCGTATGATAAAAACTCTCCAACACCTCTTGAATCGGATATAGATCCGTTGTATTCAGGAAGTAATTTCATTGCCTCTTCAACCTCTTTTTTTGTAGGCATTGAAGCACGAGGAATGCTCATTCCTGGAGATCCTTTTGCTCCAGGTAAATAAACACCCGTTTGATTAAAAATAACATGTTCAGCAACTTCTGGAGGAACTCCAAACATTTCAAGTGAATCTTGTAATGCTACACCAAAGTTATTTAATATATCTAATGTATTGGCGTAAATGCCTTGTGGAACATCAGCTACACCTCTAAAAAATGAATTTAACCTAGGGTTTCCTTCATCTAAAAAAGCAATATTTCTTTCTTGAGTTACTTTAAGTTTTTTTACTAAATCATTAAACACACCAACGTCTACGCTGTCATCAATAGAAACTCTTATTTCACCTCTTTGTATATAACCAAGCTCTTTTGGTCTTGATATTAAATCATATACGTCTTGAAAAGAAGCTTGTTTATCGTTTATTAATAATGATGGTAAAGGCATATCAAGCATATCTAATCCACTAGATATTAAGCCAGCTATTTGTTTTTCGTTACTAAGATCTATCTGAGCCAACTTATCACTTCTTTTTAAAGATTTACCTAATATCTTAGATGTGTTTCTTTTGCTTTGCTCATATTTTTTTAAGATATCATCTATTCTGCCTAGAGTTGACTTTATCTTTATATTGCTTTCAAGTTCTTCTTCTGTTAAAGAATCGTTTGGATTCTCTGGTAACCTAAGATTATCTGTTTTAGTAGAGGCTAAAGTAGAGGATATAACAGAATCCTTATAATCTTTTTCTTTCTTTATAATATCATTATAAGCTGGAGTTAAATTACGTTTTAACTGCTTAATTGAATTTATAAATATGTCAGAATTAAAACCTCTAGAAGTTTTAAATATGTTGGAGTTTTCTTGACCAGTTAGAGCTTTTGATAAAAAACGCAAATCCTCTTCTTCTGGTTGATTCATTTGAAAAGAATAACGCTCCATAGCATCGTTAACGCCAAAACGATTTTCATCTATGTAATCAGATATAACTCCAACTAGGTTTGATTTACCTAGAGATAAATCCATTACAAATTTATTGTGCTTTGTATTAACTCTTTGGTTAGTTTTCTCCTCTCCTTTAAAAAACTCTCCTATCATATTTCCAACTCCAGACATTAGTTCTATTTCAAACTGAGTTCCGTCTGGTCTTGTTATATTAAGAGCGTTGGAGCCTATATTACTTTCTGATGCAGAATACCCGAAATCTCCTAAAATCTCATTAAACTTAACCTCAGCATCTGCTTCTCCCATTTTTAAGAAATCTCTAGGGAGCTGCTTTAGAATCGGAAGTATACTAGTTCTTTCGTCTAATTTTTCAGTATAATATTCGTCTACCTTTGGTTGAGGTACTTGAGTTATGTTATTTGGATCTTGAGGCACCAATGTGGTAGGTGAACTTTCCAATATGGATGGAGAACCCGTACCTGTAGGTGTTATCGCAACTACATTTTGTGGAATTGATTGCTGTAAAGTGTGGTTTTGATTTTTTTTTTCAACCTCTTTGACATCAGTCCATGATAAACTTAGTTTTTTATAACCATTGTCATCTAGTTTTTTTTGCCCAGTTTTCTTGTGTGCGAAATCAATCCAATATCTTAGATTTGAAGAAGAAGATATGTTTTTTAATTTGTTTTTATTATATCTCTTACCAGCATTGTCGTATAAAGAAACTAAATATGAATAAACTTTTTCCTTATTTACAGGAGGTTTTGGATCCTTTGGATCCTGTGGGTCTTTAACCTGAACATTGTTTTCTGAAACCATAGCATTATCTTCAATAGTTTGCTTTGGGTCTTCTAATACTGGTGTATCTTTTTTCACAATCATTAGTTATTTATTATGTCTGTGTATGCTTCAAACGCTCCTAAAAAGTCGCTTTTATTACCGCCTTTCATTATACCTTTTATATTATATCCTTTGTCTGACAAAACTTTTTGGAAAGAACCTTCTTCATTTCCTTGTTCCCAAAGCTTTGTATATAAACTACGAATCTCTCCTGAATCAACAAGATAAAAGTCATCTACGGCTATTGATTGTTTTGTAGACATAGCGGTTGAACCACCTTGGGTTGATAGTAATGAATCACTTAATGTTGTTGAAGCTAAGTCTATTTTTCCTTGTATAACAAGCATTGGAGCAAGTGGCTCTCTTGTGTTTTCATCCACGCCTTCATCAAAGTAAATAATATTACTAACTGATGTTAATTTTCCTCCACTAACAGTAGTCCCTTTTAAATCTTGAGTTATTTTACTTATAATATCTCCACCTGGTTTCTTGTTTTTTCCTTGCGTTACAACACTAAAACCTCCTAACACGTCTTGAGATCTATCATTCAAAACCTTCATTGAACCAGCTAATCCTTCTGTTGCTGGTGTTAATGAAATACCTTGATTAAACCTTCCTATAGCCTCTCTTGTTTTGTTTGCACTTGTATTGGTTCCAGTAGAAAACTCTTCTCTACCTGTTGCTAAAATTTTTATTTTGCTCTGTATAAAAGATTGATCAATCGGAGTATTGTTGTTTATTGAGAGTATTTTCCCTGTTGGTTTTTCATCAATAATTTCTTGAACCTGACTAGGATAAGTTGCAGGTGCAAAAGAAATACCAACAGGAGGTGTTTTAGAGCTAGAAGCTGTGTTAATATGATCCTTGTAATCCTTATAAGTAACATTAAAAGACTTCAACATTTTGTCGCGCTTAAAAGCTTTTGCTAAAGCTCTTTGCTCATCTGTTACTTGTATCTTACCTCTTGAATCTGTTTGTAAGTCTAATGGATCAGATGTAAATTTCAAAACATTACCATTCATATCATAATACCTTGGTAGCGTAGTTGTTTCTCCACCCACAACAACATCCATCATCATGCTTTCATTAGTTTCTTTTGCGTTTCTTGGCGGCTCATAATCAGGTTGAAAATCTGCTTTTCCTCCCATAAAAGAATGTATTATGGAAATAGCATCATCATCTGATGTCTTCCCTATATACTCTTCCACACTTCTAATCATATCTGGAAAATTCTCTGGAGCTATTTGGTATGCTAAAAGCTGAGATCCAGAAGGAAATGTTCCTGTGTTTAAATAAGGGTTATCAAGACTATTTCCGTTTTTATCTACAAAATTAACCCTAGTTCCAGTAATAGACTGAAAGTCTTTAACGTCTTTTGTTAAGTCGTATTTTTTTACATATTTTTTACTTGGATCTAAAGCCTCTGTTAAAGGTTGATAAAAAGTTTTGTTTGTTGTTTGTACAATGTTATTTATTCTTACAACATCCCCATTTTCATCTCTTTTAGGAACTTCTTTTATTTTAACAACATTTAAAACTCCATTAATATCTTGAACTTGTAAACCTTCAATAGAAGGTCTTCGAACGTACTGTTGTACTCCACCTACAATCTTAGGAGTTCCATCTGCGTTAACAGCTGGAGATAAATAGACGTCTTTCTTGTCGCCTGGATTGTTATACCAAAGAAGATTTGCTTGGTCTCCTGAAATACTGTCAAATTTACCATCTTCAACACCTTTATAAACGTTTTTTAAATTTTCGTCTTGTAGTTTAGACATGTTAGCTAATATAGCTATTTCTGATTCATATTGACCTTTTGCAGCAGAAACTTGACTTAAAGTCATGTCCCCTCTTCTGTTAGCTTGATGAGAAGCAGCTAGTCTATTTACCCTATCCCTAGCTCCTTGTTGTATAAGTTTGTCGTGCTGAGTAATACCTGTAGATGTAATCTTACTGATTTGCTCAGTTAGATCTGACATTTGCTTGTCTCTTTTTTCGCTTATCTTTAAGTTTATTTGTGCAATCTCTGAGCTACCTTGAAGTAGCATTTTAGTTAAGTCATCAAACCCACCTAATATTGGTTGTGTTACAGTTCCTCCTCCGTATGACATATTTTGTTATTTAATATTTTTAATAGTCCTTAGGTATGGGAGCTGAACCTACTTCTCCTGCTTTTCCAAACAAACTTGTAGCTTTACCTTGAGAGGCAGCAAGTTTATCTGAAGCCAGACCAGCTCCAAGTGCCATTCCTCCTAAGTCTTTTATTGCACTAGATTGCATCTGCATACCAGCCATTTTTTGAGCCTTCAAAGAAGATAGTTCTTCCATTTTTCTTTTCTCAACCATACCCCTCATAGTTTGTTCTTCTTGAACACGAACTACATCGGCTTGGTATTCTTTGTCTAACTGACTAGAAAAAGCTTTCATTTCTAAGTCACCTGTAGCCCCTAGACCTGCAGAAGCCATAGCCATAGCCTGTGCAGCATCCATTCCTCCAGCTACATCTACAACAGCAGCCCTTTGCTTTGAAGCAGCGGCTTGCATTTGTCGTTCAGCCTCAAGAGATGGTTTTAAGTTCTCTGCTAAATTAGTTAACTCTTGATGTCTAAACTTAGCCAAACCATGTTCAGCTTGGCTTTTCAATTTACTACCTTGCATAAACTGCAATCCATCACCAATTAAACCTACACCCATTCCAATTGCACTAAGTATTGCCATATTACTTTAATTTTTACAAATATACAAAATTTACATATAGCTCTTGAAGACCTCTGTGTTCGCAGCAAACAATTCTACAAATGAAGTAGAGTCATTTGTTAATTTTATAGTGCTACTATACCCTCTTACGCCAAAAGATTCAGATTCTGCATTTTTAACAACAAAACAAAAATCATCTGCTTGTGGTAAATTTACAGTAGAGACTGTGGTTATAATATTATTTTGAAACGTATTAATAACCCCAATGATCTTAGTTGTTCCGTCATTAAAAAATAATTCATCTCCACCAACTCCATCAGTACCATTAAAAGAAATTTGATTAGGTATATTTTTTGTGAATTGATATTGATTAGTTCCTGGTACGGATTGTAAGTTTCCAATACCAACTATAGATAACTTATTAAAGTCTAATTTATTAGTAACATATCTTCTAATGTATCCGTATTTGAACCCTTCTTTATCTATAAATTTAAGATTAGAAGAAGTCCCTATGTTTCCAGACTCAAGATCTGAGTTTACTACAGCATACCAATTACTTGAGTTTGACTCTAAAGAAATAGATTTAAATCCTTTTACGTCAGAAGGGTTTTTATTTGATGAGTAAGTAACGCTACAACCATTAGAACCCCCGTAAAAGTTCGTTCTAGTTTCGTTTTCATCATGAATATAAAGCTCACCGTTTTTAAAGGTGTAAAAATTAGTACCTAGTCTTTCCATCCACTCAGGTTCGTATGAGTGAAAAGAAGTCCATGCATTATAAACCTCATCAAATGTTATTGTTCTTTGTCCTGATTGTAATCCCATATTAATCGTCTATTACTACAGGCCATGCTCCTGGCGATGGAGAAAAGCCTAGTGTGTTAAGTGCATCGGTTACTAAATACAGGTAATAGTATTGCCATTGATCAAAATTACCTGTGTATGGTACTGGTTTAAGAGGAGCATTTGCGTCATTATTGTCGCTTTCCTCTACGTTTTGAACGAAATTAAATGTAGGTGATGAACCAGAAACTAAGTCTGATAATCCATTTGTGCCAGAATAAGTTCCTGTACCTCCAATTACCGCATCAATAAACGCATTAAACTGCGCATAACCCTGTACTTCCATTAATATACCTCTATAAAACCCACTGTTAGATGAATTTAAAGAAGTAACTCTTGATCTCAAGTCAGCTATATCTGTGTCGTACGTTGCTGTTCTTGCTGGGGCTGTGCTTCCAGTTCCACCTGCATTGTAAGGAGTTGACTCGTCTTGAAAAACAATCACAATCACATTACTAGCGTCGGATGGAAAATTGTTATGCGTTGATGTAGATATAAAATCATTTACATCATTATCTCCTAAGGCAGCAAAAGTTCTTTCATTTTGCCAGCTAGTTGAAGAACCTGCTCCGTAAACAATAGTTACTTTACTATCATATTCATCACTACCGTTTGTTGCGTTATTTGTATTTCCACTAGACTCCGTTCCTCCAGTTGCATAAAGATCCTGTAAAGTTCCTTTTAAAGAACCAGTCCTAAGTGTTTGAAGCTCGGTTTCAGTTGTTGCCATAGATCCCGAATTATCAAAGTATATGTATATGTAGGTATCTACAGATATTGCTAATGCTTGAGTTGTAACCGTTGCAGTTGCTTGACACGCTCCACCTCTACTAACAACATAAGTAAAGCTATCATTTAGATTATTTCCCGATGTATGATTATAAGTTATAGTGTTGTCTGAATTAACTACAGCAGTACCGTATGATGGAGCTGTACCTATTGTAAGGGTATATGGAGAAGGTATAGAGTCGTTTGCAACAACATTTATAATACTACTACCTCCATTTGTAATTCCAGTAACACTATCGTTTGTTAATACAGGTAAAGAATCTATATAGTTCCAAACTAAATATAATTTTTGACTTGTATTTGTTCTATTAAATTGAAAATTAACTGTGTTTTCTTCAATACCAGAAGTAGTTGAAGTAGTCACAGTTGGATATGTTGCCTGGTCTATAATATTTTGAACACTAAGTCCAGAAGCTGCAGAAACTAAATAACCTAAACTATTACAAACGTTAAAATGTCCTGAGTGTGTGCCTATTTGTTTTAATGAAGATATTGTTACGGTGTCACCATTATCTGGTATTATATCCGTACCTTCATATCCTGTTATAACCTCATATCTAGTAAGTTCATCTGCCTCAAAAATATCTAAATTTGAATTATAAATATCTCCTTGAGCTCCATTATGCTTATATCTGTTTATAATTGTTTCTGATGCCTCTGTTGAGTCATTTACAACAACTAAAACAACTTCTAAAGTGTCTGGAACAGGACAAGTATGTGTAATACTAACAGTAGCATCAGAAGTAGAGTTAGAGCTTATAGTAACTGAAGCGATATTTGTTACATCTAAGTCATTAGAAGTTACATTAAAAGTAACTTGACCGCTTCCTGTCAGGTTGTTGTTTGTGTATGTTACACCATTATAAACAATTACAATATTTATACTAGATGATGTTGTGTATCCTATTGTTGTAACTCCTGAAAAAGAACCCACGTTCAAGTTATATGAAAAAGCACTTCCTGTTATTAATCTTGTAAAAGAAGAAGCACAGTCAAGTTCTAATGAGTCTTGCGGAACTTGATTGTTGCCCATAGATAAAACATATTGATGATACTTTGGGTCGTACCCTCCTATATTGTAATAAGATTTATTATTATAAAGCTTATCTTTGAAAAAAGCCTTCATTCCTAAATAAGATATAGGTGTAACTCCATCGTTTCCTAATCTCAAAACAGCTCCTCTGTTTGGATCAGCAAAATACAGCCTACCTTCGTAGTTTGAAAAAGACTCTGGATTCAGTGATATTCCATATTCTCCCGTGAAAGGAACGTCTTGACCCAATACTTTTTCTATTTGCGATAAACTTCCGCTTCCGTCAGGACTAGATAATATATTTTTCCCATACAAAACCTTAGAAACCCTATCTTCTTGAAATACTACAAGATCAGATTCTCTAGCAAATATTTTCTGTATAGACCCGTATTTTGAATCCATATACTTAGTAATACCTCTACTAGAATTAAACTCATTTAAAGTGTTGTATCCTGTATTCTCGTTAAATGAACCACTATAAATTAATTTTGTTTTGTCTTCCTTTCTTTCATATCCTTCTATAATAGCAATATTTGGTCTCGACTTTACATCTATTTTAGCTTTAAATCTATCATCTAAAACCCTCATTGATTCAACGCCGTTACCAAAACTAAAACAATTACCAAAACCTAAGTTACTTATAGCGGGTAGTGTTGAGGTTTGATCTTGATGATTACCTTTATGTAAGCCGTTAGATATTTCAAAAACCTCCTCTGTTTCATAATAAATATCAGCATCTAAATCTACAGGCTCTGTTTCAAAAATAGCTAAAGTTGTTACTAGAACTATATCTATATTAGCCTCTAATGTTGAATTTTCAAAAGTTGCAGTACCTTCACTAGGCTGAACTCTAATCATCCATCTGCCAGTAGCTCCATACCCTTGACTTGTTTTATATATATCTAATTTAAAATTTTCATCTTGATCGTTAAGAGAAGGGATTGTAAACCTTGTTCCATTAACAGCGTCACTAATACTTACGTTTTCGTAAGTGAAATTTGTTTCGTTTTTCAAAAACAACCCAAACGCATTATCTGTTGCTGTTGTAACATAATCTCCATTTGAAGTCCATTCTTTAAAATAATTAAAATTAGGACTTCCGTCACTTTCACTATAAACCAGCTCTAGTTTTATTGAACTACCTGTTGTTAAATCTTGATTTACCCATGTATTATTAGTTTCATTTAGTCTTTGTAATATTCCTTCATTAAGAAGCCCGTTTGAAAGCAAAATTAGTCCACTAAGTCCTGTATGAGGCCCTTTTGGCAAATAAACGGTATTTGTTCCAGCCCAGGTATTTAAAAAACCTCCTCCAGCTCTTTTTTTAGTTCTGTACTCTATAAAATTATTTGGATTAAAATCCATTTGAAAACCATTCGGTCTTATTTTCATATATGTACCAGCTCTTTCTACAAGCGGATCTCCAGCACCGTTTTGATTTGCTGGTATCCAACCTTCTCCATCTATCTCTTCATCTGCACCATTTTTTGTTGTTACATCTAATACTTTACACTTAATTTCTTTGTTTAAAGGTCCCGTATCATCAGCTTTAACTATAAGTGTTTGTCCAGCCTCAACTTTTCCTAGATTATTTCCTTGTAATAAAACCCATCGATATAATCCGTCTTCATAAAAAATAGTTGCATATATATTGTAATGAGAGTCTTTATTTACTTTAACAAAATATTTATATCTGTCAGCCCAATAAGGAGGGTTGTTTGATATAGATAATCTCAATTTATTTAAATTAACACTTTCACTTATAGGCACAAAAACCTCATTTGAAGTGGTTCCAACTGACTCTTTAGGAAGTAAAATACTTGAATATCTACCATACTTATCTAAATAAACCAACCCAACTTCATAACTCCTTAGTGATTTTAAAGAAATGTTACTAACTGATTGTCTTATTTTTATATGAGATCCATCCTCAAACTTAAAGTTTTCTAATTCATTTGTAAAAACATTATCCGTAGTGTCTAGTGGAGTTGTATCTACTTGATGAGTTATTGATGGAGCTAAAATAGTAAAAGATGTAGAAGAAGATGTGTCTAAAGAAAAACTTCCATAAGTTACTAAAGTAGTATTTAAGGGGCTTGTAGTATTTACTACACTTGCAAACACAGATGAAAGAGACCCTAAAAAACTAACAAACTCTGCTGATTGCACCATGTCTGAAACAGTTGCATAATCCTGAGCTAACACAAAAGCAGATTGACAAACAGCTCTTCCATTAAAATAAATATTAGGGGAAGTACCTGCTGCATCTGATTTAACAGAGAAGTTTGCTGTAATAGTATATCCTTGTAATAAATTTTCTCCAGTTAAATCAAAAACTATTTTTGTATCACCTGTTGACAATGCTCCATCTTTCTTGTCGCCTTCTTGATCTTTAGAAACTAAATCTACAGTATAATCTATTTTAATTTTATCGTTAGATCCTTCTTCTTCTACAACGTCATATTGAGAAGTAGTATTTCCAAAAACAATTCTATCGTTTATAAAATCTTGTGATTTTGCAGTTAAAGGCACATCATCAAATACTCTAAAAACTTCATCTTGAGGTAAAGTCTTGTATATTTTTTTATTTACAAACTCATAAGCTTGAGAGCTGTTATCAAGTATGCTACTTTCTTTTTTATTAATATTATCAATAACATAAATAGTTGGCTCTGTTGGATATTTAAAAAGTAGCTGTACATCTGTAACCCTATGGTCTCCACTTTCGTAATTTATTCTATATCCATTAAAAATATTTAACATTCCTTTATTCTCCATAGATGCAAAGTCTAAAGAGAAGTCTTCTGGAGTGAATTGAAAGTAACTAAAAGATGAAGGCGCAGAATATCCGCCGTCTAGATACCTATATCTATATCCGAAAGCAAAAAAGTTTTCTCTTACTGCGTTCTCAGATGTTACTAAACTATTAAAAGGAGTTACAGTAGGAGCTTTTTTTGGAGGTTTTTTATATAAAGAAATATCATCTTCATAAAAATTATTTAACCCATAAGACTTTGCTCTCTTGATATCAATCATTCTTGGCTGATTCAATCCATCTGTCCAAAGTATTAGATTACTTTTCTTTGAGTTATTGAATATAACATTGACACCTGTAATTTTATAGTCTTTATTAAAGTTTAAAACTTGTTGATCACCAGATCTTTCGTCTGTAAGAATATTAGAAGTTATATTATTTTTTCTGTCATACTCATATATATACGAATACCCTAATTCATTAACAACAAACCAATATATTTTTTCTTTAGATTCATTTGCTACAGACCCAATACATTCAGGTGAGTTGCTAAGATTTACATTAGTGAGCTTAACATTACCTTTTTCATTTTCTATTGCTCCACTATCACCACCCGCAGTGTTTAAAACACGAACGTTTAAGGCGTCTACATACTCTCCGTTTTGAATAAGACGTTCATCTACATCTTTATTCATTTTTCCTGTAGAAAATAAATTTTGTATCTTCATATTACTTTATCCACTTATCTCTCCCTCTTAATGTTTGAGTTAGTTCATTTAATTTAATAGAATTTAACCTTATTTTTGCATTTCTTAATGAAGCTGAAGATTGTTTTGTTGCTCTTCTAACAATAAACTCTTGTATTCCAAATTTTTGCTTACATACATTTGAAAAAATGTAATCATACATAAATGTTTCTGCTAATTTATGAACTTTTATCTCATTATCTGCAGAAGAGTATAATCCATCTGAAACATATTCTATAACAACATTCTGTCCATGTAAGTCTGTACTAAACATTATAGTTCCAGAGTTTTTATCAATAAGATAGCTACCGTTCCCGTTTGTTGTAGAAGTGTCTAAACCGTATCTTTGTCCCTTAGAACCCCTGTGTGCGCCTCTTAAGCCTTGTTTGGGTTGGTTTTTCCAGTTAGTTTCTATTACTGGAGTACCTGTTAAAGCGTTTCCATTAGAATCAGTCAATATATTTCTTTGAGCAGAATTATCTTGTAGATATGACTTTGTTATCTTTGAGTTGAAATTTTGGTTTATAGGATGAGTTAGTCCATCACTACCTACATAAGATATTTTAACCAGGCTAACGAAATCATGAGGTAAATGCATTTTTAAAGTATCTGGAATTTGTGCTTCAAAACCAACTACTTCTCTAAGTACATCATAATGTAATTCTTGTAACCCTCTTTTTGCGTGAAATATTATTTCATTTCTATCAATCTTATTTATTACCTTATCGTCTCCAACATAAGTAATCAAAAAGTTATTTATAATATCCGACAATAAAAGATATTGATAAGTACCCCAGTTTTCATTAGTGGGAATATTACTATCATTTTGATAATATTTCTGTTGTGTTATGTTTGTTCCTATAATTGGCATATGCTATGAATTTTGTTTTTGATATTCTAACTGCTCTTGTTGGCTAGTTACTTGTACAACATCGGCCTCTCTTATACTTAATCCAGAATACTTACATATTTTTATAACTAAATCAGTTTCATCTTCTTCGGATATTTCAAAATCCACAGAACTGTCTGAATTATATACAGGGTCGGAGTTTATCGTATTATATCCCCAATGAGGATCTAAAGGTTTTCTAATGTAGTTAGCAATAACATTTACTGAATTGTACCCTGTTATATGTATACTTACAGGTCTTACTATCATCTTATCTCCCTCTCTTTTAAATATGGGATAAGTTACACTAGGTGCAGATAGATTGCTATTCACAATCATATCAAATCTATGCGACGGAACCTGTTGAATAACCTTTCCCGCATAAGTTAAGTTTATTAATTTATATAAATCTGTAGGTGCAACAAAATAATCTTCTTCTCCACCAGGTGAAGTTGGGATTGCATCAAAATAAGTTAATGCTTGGTTTTTTGAAAATATGTCAATCTTGTTTTGTATATGAGCAACAGAGTCTCCATAATTCAATCCTCTTTTTCTAGAGTTTTGAGCTAATAGAGCTTTAGAATATTCAGAAAAATAAGACTCAAATATTTCTAATTGAGCTTGTTTAGCGAAATAATCAAACTCTGAAGGAGACACATATCCTCTGTTATCTTTATTCAACAAAAACATAACAGTATTTCTTACGCTATTTATCATAGGATATATTTTTTACAAAAATACAAAAAAAAAGAGGTCACAATTTGCGACCTCTTCTGTTATTAAGTGATAAAGTAATTATAATTTGTTTGTAATGTTTTGTAAAACATCAAGACCTTCGTCTGTTTTAAAGAATAAACCAAGAGAACTATAAACGTTTTCTCCAAAAGGAGCGACCATTATTTTCTCTTTTTTCTTGTCTTTCCATACGACAGTCCTGTTATCACTATTAATGTGTAATATACCTTGTTCTACTGCTCTTACAGCTATATTTCTTAATTTAAGGTTTTCATCATTTAATAAAGACATAAATTCAGATGGGTTTTTCTTTGCCCATATAATCATATCTCTTCTTAATTCTGAAGAAGTCATTAAAGATATACTTCCTTTCATACATACTCTAGCTATAGCCTCTAAATCATCAATGTTAAGATTCTTAGCTTCTATTTGAGCATCTAATTCTGAGTATATACTTTCAACTTCTTTACTTGCGTTTGCTTCTTTGTCTAATTCAAAAAAAGTTTTGTTAAACTGAGGGTGAATTAATAAAAACTTCTGCAAGTTTACATTCCAAGCAGGAACAATTAAAGTACCATTATCAAAAACGATAGGCTCCATAGTAACAACACCATCTTGCTCATCCATAAAAGGAGTAAGTTGATTAGTTGCATACCTAAGTGCCCTGTTTAATTTTCCGTCGAAAAAAGTTAAAGGTTTTCTTGATGTGTGTTTTACCGCTATCATTAAACGGATAGGAGATTTATTCTCCTTTATTACAAAAACTCTTTGTTTTTGCTCTAGGTTTGGAAAAACTGAGTTGTATCCAAACGCTTTTGTTGCATTTCTTGTTGCCATTTTATTTAAGATTAAATTAGATTAAAAAAAAGGGAGAGGGCCGCTACGCGACCCAATTCCCTAATATGTACTACTTCATTAAAATGAAGTTATTAGCTCCCATTGTACAAAGAGCACGCTCAGACAAGAAGTGAACTTCCATTTTGTCATCACCGCTAGTTGCAGCTCCACCAGCAGAACCAACTACCCAAGACTTATATTTTCTGTCTTCAGTAGGAGATACTCTGTATCGAACATGTAAGAATGGTCTCTTAGCATTTTCTCCAAGAACTTGATCGTAAACAGTTACTGTTCCAGCAGGAACAATGATACCATCAATACCTCCAATGTTACCTCTAGTAGTAGCATCGTTTAAGTATTTCCAGTCAGACTTGTAAAAGTCATAACCAATACGGAATCCTGAGAATCCAAGGTTTAATGCCATATCTTCGTCATTGTCAAATAATCCGTAAGATGCAGTAGACGCTCCATTGTTGTTTTGTGCAGCTAATACTTTATCTATATCGAAAGATGTTGCTCTATTTACGAACATTACATTTTCTTGAATCGCTCCTTCTTTATCAAGAACTTTTGCGATATCTTCAAGATCTTCTCTTGAGTCAATAGTACCTGTAGTTACGTTTCCGCCATTTTCTACTTCATAGAAAAGACCTTTTGTACCTTTGTACCCAGCTGTTGCAGCTCCAGAACCAGAAGCAGCAGGCTCCCCTTCAATCATTGAAGTTTCTAAATAGTCTTCAAATCTTAATCTTGTTTCAGACTCAGATTTTAAGTACCATAAATATCCGTTTGCTCCACCTTCACTAGTTACTTCTACCCATCCAACGTGTGCCATCTCAGATCCAGATACTTCGTATTTGTCTTTGATGATAATTGGACTGTTCTCTTTAGCTTCGAAATCAGCTTCTAAAGAACCTACCATTCCAGCAGAACCTTTTTTGAATTCAGAACCGAAAACAAAAAGCTTTACAGGGTCATTGTCATCAAATGGTCCAGCAGCGTCAGTTCCAGCTACGTTAAATAAATCTAAAGATGCGAAAGTTTTAACAGTAATCGTATCAGTAGCTACAGCGGTAATAAGACATTTAGCCTGACTTCCAGCTTTTGAAACGATAATTGTTTGGTTTTCTCTAAAGCTATGTCCAGCTACAGTAATTTCTTCTGCATCTGTAACAGTACCTGAAGCTTGAACATGTAATCTTCCTTGCTCACTCCATTTGATTAAATCAGAAGAAGAAGGAATTTCTGCACCTACCATTCTTAAGAAAGATGCTACGGTACGATTACCGTATCTTTCAAATTCTTGTTCATACAAGTCTGGTAAATATTGTTGTGCAAATGTGTAATCTGCATTAGAAAGGTAGTTAGAATTACCTAAACTCTTTCCTGGTGCAGGTGTTAGGGATGTAGAACCACTGATTTGTGCTCCTGCAGACCCGTCAAAATTAATAGATTGTGCCATTTTTTTAAATTTTTAAGCGTTTATTATTTTTTTTTAATTCTCAGTCCAGATGAAAATCCTTTGCCGCTTTCTACGACTCTGTATTTTGCTCCTGGCTTTGATGAATCAACCTTAGAACGCACATTCATATCTATGTTTTTACCTTTCTTAACCACGTCATCTACCGCATCGGATTTACCTTGTTCATAAAAGAACTTAGCGTAAGCCTCTGGGTTCATAGCCATGTTTAAGGCGGTATGATACTTCTTTGCATCCTTTAGAACACCTTTGTCATCTAAAAACGAATTAATAAAATTGTTCAAGTTTAATTGCTTGTCTACAACTTTTTGCTTGTCTTTAGGTTGAAAGTTTAATGTTTTTTCCCCAATTTTGAATTCAAAACCTTTGAAATCATTGTTAAAAAACTTAGAAGTTTTCTCTTCAAAAGATTGTCTTTGTCTAGAGATTACTTCTTGCTCTTTTGCCTTTTCATCGTTATATTGCTGATAAAACTGAACAGCCTCTTTTGCTTCCTCTGGAATACCCTCCATACTTGACTCAAGTGGAGCATTGTATTTTTCCTTTGTTTGCTCAAAATACTGTTTAGCTTTATAAAGCTCTTGTTTCTTCTCAAGAATTTTCCTTCTCTTATCTGTGTCTGTATCAACACTTTCATCTAAAGCAAACTTATCTTCTATTAAATAATTAATATCAGAATCATCTAGCTCTGGATTAGATTGTCTGTAGTATTCTTTTAATAAAGATGACTCATCATAATCACTAAAATCTTCATTAGCTTTTACGAAGTCTTTTAAACCTCTTTTGGTTTCATCTTTAAACTTTAAATACTTTTCAACCTCTTCAGGTAAAACTTGAGTATTCTTGTTTTTATTTGAAAGAACGTTATCTAGATCTTCAAGTCCCATACTGTACTTATTAGTAAGGTACTCTCCAATCATTTCTTCTTTGGAAACTGGTGTAGGTTCTTCCTCTACCTCTTCCTTTTTTTCTTCAACCTGTTGGTCTATAACTTCCTCTTCTTTAGATTCAGTTTCTTGATTCTCAACAGAATCTTCCTCTTTATTTTCTTCAACCTGTTCTTCTACAGGTGGATTTGATAAGTTGACTTTATAGTCAACGTCTTGATCATCTTTGTTCATATTAGATTAGATTTAAATTATTCTACAAAATTAGTTAAAAAAACTACATGTTTTCTGGAGCTATTTGACCACTTAAATTATTCATTATTTGGTTAGCATCTCCTGATTTATTAAAGTCAACTGGAGGTAGGTCTTTTTTTCTTTGACTAATCAATCTACTTTGTTGAGTAGCTTGTTTATCTGTCCTACTATCTTTCCTGTCTTCCTTATATTTCTCTTTATTAGAAACATTATCTGTTTCCATTTGTTTTAATTGTAAATCAAACTGATGTTTCATTTGCATCAATTCTTTTTGAACCTCTTTATCAGCCTGCATTTTCTTCATCTCTAAATCACTTTTCATTTGGATCATTTGAGATTCTAATTGAGATTTTTGTTGCTCTTCTTGTACTCTTGCTTGAGACGCAGCTTGCGCTGATTCAGCGTTAGCCTTACTTTGCATTTGAATGTTTTGCTGCTGAATATCTAAGTCTTCTTTTCTTTTTTTCTTTTTTCTTATCTTAAGTAAAGAGTTTGCTAGAGTTACATTTTTAACAGCTCTTATATCAATTGCATCGTCCAAATCTAAAACTTTAGATTGTATAGATTGTTGAATGTTTTGCTCTAATAAAGCTTTTTCTTCCTCATCTGGTTCTATTTCTATAAACACACCAAAGTCATGCAAGTGAACTCCTAATATTTCTTCAACAACAGCCATGTTGTTTTTACCAATCATTTTTGCAAAATCATCAGCAAAATCAGAATACATCATAATATCAGATATTCTATAAGAAACAGCGGTAGCAATTCTTTTTGTAATTGTAATTCCTGACTGTACAATATGTCTTGTAGCTGTATTACTATTCAAAGCAGCTAACTTCTGAACACCCACTAAAGAATGCTCACTTGGTGTTGAACCGTCTCTAGCTTCATTAATACCAGTAACAGCTCTTATCATATTAAGTTGGTAGTTGTACATAGCAATAAGACTTTGAATCTTTGCATTAGAACCACTACTTGTAAGCTCTTGAATTGGAACTCTGGCATTATTGAAGTCTCCATCTTCAGTATAACTTCTACCTATAACACTACCTGTTTGGAAGTACATAGATAAAGCTTCTGAAGGATTATATGAAGCTCCATTACCTAAATCAACACTATTCAAACCATCTGCATCAATAAACACACCATCTGGTATCATTTTTGCAACTACTTGTTGTAACTTTAAATGAGTTAATTGTATTTGATCTGCAAAAGGAATCATTCTTTTAACCAAAGAATCTATGTTCCCTTTAGACATTTTTATAGCAGAAACAATATATGGAGGTAATGCTCTTTGAAAAGCTGACTTAGGTCTAACCATATTAGCCATAACTTCCCACTTTAACAAGTGATTAGTTCCCATAACTAATACACCTTCATACCAAACATCTATTCTTCTAGATACTTTTTTAAATCTTTCTTGACTTTCTTCAGGTGGATTAAATGAGGAATCCTTTTCGATTGAATTCTGACCACCGTTTGCAGTTTCTTTTACTTTGTATACAATCTCTTTATCTGTTTTGTAACAAAAATATAATAAAGAAACATTAGACTTGTCTAACCCACTCTGTGTTTGTAAATTCTGTGTACTTCTATATCCGTCAAATCTACTAGCAAGTTTAGATATTTTTTCAATATCTTCTTGAGTAAGATCTGGGTTTATTTTTTTTAACTCTGTAACATGAACTGATTTCAATTCACCAAAATAATAACAATCTTTAAAGTTAGGGTCTTCTGTAGGTGAGTAAACAAAATTAACTGGATCTACATATTCTATTTTAACTCCATCATGAACATCAAAAGAGTGTTTTAAAGCAGATATACCTAAAACAACATTGTCTTCATCTACTCTCCTTTTTGTTTCTTCATATTCGTTAATTTCCATTATTGTTTTAATGGCAGTCTCTTCAGCAACCTCTATAGCTTGCTTATACCTTAAATCCATATATAGATTTAACTCTTCTTCAGTATCAGGAACTTCATCTTGTGGATTATTAAAAGCATCAACTCCAGTTTCGTTTTTAACCATAGTCAATATATCTTTACCAACCATGTCAGTGTACATTTCATTACGAAACATTTGCTTCTTCATGGAAGATAAATCATCTACAGCCTCTACTTTCACATCTAATAATCTATTAGATATTCCATTAACGACTACATCTACAAACTTAGGGATGATAGGTACTGGAGTCCAATCAAGATTAAGATAAGATAAATCACCATTGATAGCTAATTCATTTTTATACTTCTCTACTGGTTGATCTCCTCTAGCGTATAATCTTCTTTTTAAATACTCTGAACGCAACTCTCCGTACATACTACTTCCGTAGTCTCTAGAGAACCATTCAGATTCTATAGCTTGACCTACACGAATACCGTATTCATAAGTGTCTTTTTCGATATCTGATACAAACTGATTTGGGAAACCACCACCAGATCCGAATCTTGGCTTATTTATCATATTTATTTAATAATTTCACTAACAAAACCTTTGTTACTGTATCTTGCAAAGTTAAGATTTATTTGATTACGTTTTTCTTCACCCCTCTTAATAGTAGACTGATTTGCCATAATGGCAAACCCAGAACTTACTGTTGCATCAAATTTAGTTCTGTTATTGATATCGTAATTTGCCCAATCCAATAAAGTCCTGTTAAAGAAAACATTTCCACAACTACCATAATCTATATTACCTTCATCTCTTAAAACTCCTACATGGCCTTCAATATAGCTTTCTATGTTCTCAGCATGTACAGAAATTACTGCTGATGAAGATGGTATACCGCCTAATTCTTTTTCAGATTTTGACAAAACGTTTCTATGTTTATCAGGTCTATTAAGAGAAAAACCTCTGTACCCTCTTTCTTTTAGGTAATATAAAATTCTAGGCTTGTTGTTTTCTAACAATATAGGCATTCCATAAAAATGCAAAGCCATCAAAACATCTTCATAAAATATTTCAGCAGTTTGAGGTCTAGAAATATACTCTAAAAAAAACATGTTAGTAGGAGCATCTTCCATGTGAAACTTAGTCATTCCATGAACTGATCCTTTGGATCCTCCTCCTCCTACAACTCCAGATATATCATATGAATCTCCTCCAAAAGAGCCCAAGTGTTTATTTCCTGGATACTTTTTGCCATTTTTATCTATAACATTGTTTCTTATTTCAGGTGAAGGAATCCAAGAAAGAAAAAACCTTCCTTTTGTTTCTGGAGAAAAAATAACTTCTGTATCTCTTTTACCTGCTTTCCAATGAAAATTACCTCTTGTAACTGAAGTTTTTACAGCAAAAGAGTCATTGTAATCTATTTGTTCATATATTCTTGTAAGGTTGAATAGAGTGTTTTTTGACTCATCTCTAAAAGCATGAGATTCTGTTTTTGGAAATTGTCTATAAAATTCATTTAATGCATCTGGATCATTCTTTAATCCCTCTACTTCATTTTCCCAACTATCCAAAACACCTGTATCAATTATGTCTCCGTAAGAGTCTCTTATTTCTTTTTTAGGAGTTTCAAATACAGGAAAACCATACTCATCTATATATCCTTCAAAGTTCCATTCCATTGGAATAAACAAACTGTAAAGGCCAGATTGTGTTTGTCCATTTTTATTCCTCTGAGTTACATCTGAATTATTATATAGCTTTTTAAAGTTTTCTCCACCTTTATCTAATGCATTAGATGTTGAACCCATCATGCATTTACCTATAACTCTTGAACCTAATCTTAATGTTGTTTTTGTAACCCTCCAGTTGTTGAGGATGTTTTCTGGTTTTTCCCATTTACCCGCTTCATCGTGGACGAGGAGGGAGAGTTTTTCTCCATCATAGGAGTTATCTCCCGTGTTTTTCCAGTCGATGGTCGTGTCCAATCCTTCCATCTCTTGAGGTCTATCTTTTGAATCGAATCTTTTTCTGGTAAATTTTGATGCGGGAACTCTATAGGCAAGTTCTGTCTTCGGTCTATCCATACCGTCCTGTATTGGTCTGAAAAAGAATGGATAATTGATTGAAATTGGAACCACTTTATCTGTGAACATCTTCTTCGCATCGGCTCCAGATTTGGACAGTATCCCGTAGCGTGAATCGGAAGATATGGTTGCCAAATTAACCGTCTCTGCGGATGCCATAAACGAAAAACCTGAACGTCTATTCTTGAGATAGCACATTCCATAACATCGCTTGTCTGCTTTACAAGCCTCCCAGAATATAAAGAATAATCTGTTTGCTTCCCTAAACTCTGGGTTCCCAACATCAATCTTGGTCCACTGCAAGTACATATAGTGAGTGCCAGTAATATAAGTGCTAACGCCTTTATTTTTAAACCAATACCCTTCTTCACGTTTTTTAAATTCACCATCTATGTATTTGTGCCATTTTAATTTAAAATCATCTGGCAAATCCCTCCAATCAAAGATACTCTTTATTGTCTTTAGTTCTTTTGGGTATTCTTTTCTAGTCCACTTCTCTGAGTTTTCTACATTATCTTCTTTTGGTAATGCAATAATCAGGCCTTGTATAGAATAAATATCTCCTATCTCACCTGTCTTGCTAATAATAATAACATCAAACTCTTTATTATATCCATAAGCCCAAGATTTTTTTTTATTCCTGAGTTTTAAAACTTTTTCAGGTATAATATCTTTTGTTATGAAATATAGAGTTTGTTTGTACATTACTTAGATCTTCTTTCTGCAAAACCACTAAAAGACTTCTTATCTTTCTCTATAGGTTTATTATCAATGTAGCTTTTTTCTTGTTCAATTCTGCTTAATATTTCAAAAGCATCAAATATTGCTAACTTTTTTGTAGCAGCTGCATTTTTTAATCTATCAGCAGAAACATCATCTTCTGTTCCTGTTACAATTTTTTCTTTTGCTACATTAATTAATTCGTTTACAGCCTCATGACCTGCCTGTATAATTCTTTTTTTTATGTCATTTATTGTAGTATCGTGCATATATCACTAGATTTCATTCTGTATAAAAGTTCTCCATCTACCTCAAACTCATATTCACTATCTTTCCTGAAGTTAACTTTATCACCCTCTTTAACTCCTAGTTTAGAAAGTTCATTGTTTGAGTAAACTAAATAACCTGTATTGTCTTCTAACCCTTCCTCATAAAGATACGAATTTTCTACGTCTATAGGTTTTACAAAACAATAATCTAAAACAGAATTCCACTTCTTACCATTATGATATAAATAAAACTGCTGTTCATCTATAAAATATAGCCCATTTTTAAAGTAGTTTGGTGATTTTTTTGGACGGCCTTTCATATCATAATATATTCTAAATATATTGTGGTGGACGATAATTAAATCATCTTTAATGATTTTGCCTTTATACCTTTTAGGTACATGAACTACTTTAGCAAATCTATTTACATGTTTATGATTCTCAACAGTAGAGTTCACAATCACTTTCTGACCAGAGATTTCTATTTCATTATTATACTCAAGACCTAAAGGTTTGATTATAAAGTAGTAAGGAGAGTGCATATTAAAAATATATATTGTACTCTATAGAAACAGGAATATTTTTATTAAATTCTTTCCAAAGAAAAACTTCATTATTCTTTTCAATATAAATTAAAAAAGATTCTTTATCAGAACTATAATCTATTAAATGTATATTATAACTTCCATTCAAGACATCTTGTCCTAAAAGGTAATGCATTGCACTACCTTTATAGTCTGCTCCTATAGATATCTTACGTATTTGCATGCTACTTAGACTCTTCTTCTTTAATGTCTTGGTACTCCCCTGTAGAAATATTTACAGTAACCTTACCATATTCTTTTTCAAGTTCGTCTTGAATCTCTCTAAGTTGATTTTGTAATTCCACACCATTATGAATTAATGTGTGTTTTTGAGTTTCTAAATTACCAATTTGTAATTGATTCTGGTTAATAGTGTTAACCTGTTCTTGCAATTGTTTTAATTGCTCGTCTGTAATTTTTGCCATTATATTTAATTTAATTAATATTAATTAGTCACAAATATACAAATAATTTTTATTAGATTTAAACACTCATATTTATAGATGCAAAACCATAAGTAGTTCCCATTGGGTTACTTGTAACTACTTTCCTCCATGTTGAGCTGTCGGCTGATAACCAAGTGCTAGATGCGCCGTAGCTAGTTCCATTTATAACTAAGTTGCTAAAAGATGGTTTTGTAAACATAAATTTTATATATAAATAATCAGTTGAGGATTGGTCTTGAAACCAAACACCAGCTATTGTATTACCATCGAAATTATAGCTAGTCATCGAACCCATGCTTGGAAAATAATTCGAAGTGCTACCATATCCATAAGCCATAGTGCTATAAATCTGGTCAGATCTAACAGTTATAGTTGCGCTAAAATCATATGATGCGGGAACTGTAAAAGTTTTTTGAGCACCATAGTGAACAGTTGATCCTTGTCTCATTACAGCTTTATATCTATAAGTGTTGTTAGATATTAACGGAACTTGATTCTCACTTATAGTTGATGAAATTGTTCCAGTTGTAGTTGAAGTACCTTGTAATTGATTCCACTGACTACCAGTACCAGCAGCTATATTTCCAGAACTATAATTTGCAATAGCAGGAGGATAAGTGTAGCTTTGATTATTCCAAATTATACCTGACTCGTTACTGACTCCAGTAGTGTTTACGTTTGTTATTGAACTATATGTAGTACCCGCTACATTTGTTGCGTATGCTCTAAATGAATTAGGTGTTGTTCCAAATGAGCTTTTATTTAAGCTACCAGTAAAACTAGTTTCCGTTACATTAGATGCATCGTTTGTTATTACAGTACCGTTTATGGAAGGAGTACTAGATACACTCTCATAAAATGCGCCAGTTACATCTATAGTACTATCATCTTCAGGAACATCAGTTACACCAGTGTCACCTATAATAAACTGAGAAGTGTTTGTTTGACCCAGCATTACCGCAAAACCTTTTGCTGATATAGTCCCTTCAGTTGTAAAATCAGAAGTTAAACCCTTGCTTGTTACATTACCAATCATTGAAAGGCTACTTATATTTACACTTTGTGTACTAGCTGTTACAGTTGGTGCTATACCTGGATCATCAGCTATAACTTGCATACCAGGACAACTCACGGAAAACCACCACCCTGTTCCTGATATTGGCGCATTAACATTCATGTTAGCTGATGAAGCTGATGTGTTTTTATTAAACTCTATGTAACCTCTTCCTCCAGTGTAAATACCTCCTTGGTTATTTGAATATACTTCTACGGTATTATTTCCAAGCGCAGTTCTTAAGGCGTTAGTTTGACTAGATAATCCTACATATCCATCATAATTACCAGAAGAACTCCCGCTTATATAAGTGTTACCATTCCAAGTAAATTCGAACCTATCAGGAACACTGAAAGCTTCATAATCTATTCTAATAACACCAGTTGCTGTTCCTAAATTCATAGGATAATTAAACTCGCCATTTTCTCCTGACTCATAAGCTAAGTTACAGGATGGCGCAGCAAAATCATGATCGTAAGAATAAAACTCACTCATGCCATAACTAGGATCATTATCAGGGTGAGAAGGGCTTATAGCGTTTGTAACGTCATAGTCTTCACCATTAACTGTTGTTGCGCCACCCAAAGTAATATCTCTTAGACTATATGGGCCATAGCTTGTATCTACATCAGTATAGTCGTTTTCTAATTTTTCAGCAGCTATAGCCGCTAAACTCAAACTTCCGCTTCCAGGTACTGCCATGTTATTCCCAAGGTTTTTCCATACCTACATCTGTAGGTTGTTTTAAATTATTTATAAACTCTTCTAAATGGTTTTTATGTCCTTGATGGACAGGGTGAGATTCCACCCATCCAACAACTTGCTCTTCAGTTATATCTTCAAACACAGTAAAATCATCTTCGTTTAAATCCACTTTTATATGACCCATGCTATTATGAGTATAATCACCATCTACAGCTACAACTTCAAACTCAACCTCAGTTATAACGTTAGTTAGATCTTGAAAGATAGGAGCGCCTTTTAAATGTAGTATGTTAGTACTATAAGTTATTGCCATTTTTTATTTGTTTTTTAAGTTCTTCTACTTCTTGTTTTAAATCCTTTATAGCTTCAATTAGATACCCTGTTATGTTTCCGTAAGATACACCTAGAGTTCCGTTTGTTTCACTAACAAGTTCAGGTGCTACTTTTTGCATTTCTTGAGCTATTACACCAGAGCTAGGTAAACCAGTATCTTTTCTATCAAAACTAACACCCCTCATTTCTAAAACCTTAGAACCATCTAAAGTTTTTATATTTTCTTTTAATTTCTTATCTGAAAAAGCAACAACATCATTGTTAAACGTTGCTTTACCAGCTGCTGACATATCTAACGTAAGAGCAGTAATTGTTGTACCACCATCATTACCTTTAAACAATATATCTTTATCTTGTATTGACGAGTATATAGAAAAATCACTGCTATCACTTTTAAACTTTCCGTACTCAGTATTATTGACTTTAAATCTAATATCATTACCACCAGCGTCTAAAGTAATATCACCTGCAGCATCAATTTTAAAATCACCACTACCACTTTCTGATAAAGTAACATTGTTGCTACCATCTGCTGATATAGAAAGGCTACCTTGGTTGATTCTAACGTCTCCAGTAGTAAACAAGTATTCACCGTTAGCATCGTTTATTTGTAAGTTAGTACCGTTAGTACCACCAGACATTAAAACTAAATTATCTTCTTTGTTGTAAAGAGTAGTACCGTTAGTACCACCAATAGTCGTTGTTGCAAAAGACGCTACAATTTGACTATCAGTTATCAAGTGGTTACCTTCTGTAAAACCAGAGTTTCCATTAGAAGTATCTATTTCTAAGTGACCACCAGTAACTGGTGCTGGCTCTGTTGTAACTGAGGATCCGTCTGTGTTAAATGTAAATGATCCTTCTTGAGTCATTCTAACGTGAGCCTGAGAATATCTACATGTTCTTATATAAACTTTAAATTCATCGTAAGTTCCGTTCTCAGCACTTTTAATAACTCTAACACCTACTTTATCAGTACCGTTAGTAGCAGTGTCATTATCTAAGACGTCTACGCTACCAGTTATTTCTAATTGCCCACCATCATTACCTTGTCTAACTTGTATTGCTAAATTAAATTTCTGTGCTGCAAAGGATTCTACATGGTTAGCTATAAAACCTCTCATGTGCAAACCTCCACTACCACTAGTTGTTGTTGCGACGTGGTACCATTTGTTACCACTAATGTTACCTTCGTCGTCTACTTTAAACGTGTAGTCGTCTTGAGTACCATCAGTAGTAGTAAACTTTGATCTTGTAGTAGACGCATTGTACCATGATGCATTCATCTCTGATTCAGTATAGTATCTATTATCTAACTGACCTGCATTTAACTCTGATTCAGTATAGTATCTATTATCTAACTGACCTGCATTTAACTCGGTTTCAGTATAGTATCTGTCATCGTGATTATGAGAGCTTGGCGCAAACGTGCTAGGCTTATCTTCTATTCTATCCCAATGTGCATATGGGTGATTATCACTATGTGTTGAGTTAGTAGAACCTGTAACAGAAGTTACGAAATCCAAATCCCAAGAGCCTGTCATTTCTGATAAACTAGTACTGTAACCAGACAACCAATCTCTAACAACCACTTGCGGATAAGTCCAGTTTGTATCACTTTCTCCTATAAGAATAAAATGTTCATCATTAGTGTCATCTGTAATATACCTAACATTTAAATTCCTATTGTCTGAATCTTGAGTTGCAATAGCAAAAGTGTTATACCAAGAAGGAGAACTACTAGCATAGTTGTAACCCCCTAATTTTATGCTTTGAGATCTATCGCTATTGTATTCATAAATATCTACAGTGAAAGACATCATTTGATTTCCTGCAAACGTAGGAACTTTTATTTTTAAGTAACCTGTTTTCGATGAATCAGAAGTTGTATAAACTCCTCCTTTAACCATAGGCATGTAGTAACCACCACTACTACTTCCGTTTTCATTTGGAGTGTATGTGTGTTTATCTGCTAAAAACTCCGCAAGTCTTGCTGTTGGCAATATTCCAGATGTTATTTCTGTCGCAGAGTGGGTATGAGAACTAGGTGTGAATGTACTAGGTTTATTTAAAATAAACGCATCACTAGTTGTAGTTGTTTCAGTCCAGTCTGACTGCACATTTTGTTCTGCATTACTTGGTGCGTGTGCTACCTGACTATGATCATATGCTGTTTTCCAATTACTAGAATTTCCAGCACCAGTTACAGTTAAAGTGCTTGAAAAAGAACCGCTTGTAGCAGTCACTCCTTGTAGCTCAATATTCTTATTTACCTCTATGTGTTCACCACCATTAGTAGTGATAAATCTCATATATAAATCAGAGCCTTGCTTTACCTCTAAAGCAGCACCGCTATTATCTATCATTAAAATATCAGAACTCGACGGAGTTAAATCAATGTTTCCTATTATTGATGCGCCTGTAGATGTAGTTTCAAACTTTTTTACACCATTATGATATAATGCCACTTGAGCGTTTGATGCTCCGTATAAAAAATATTCTCCATCTGGATTAACCAAAGATAAATCTGTATTGGATTTAATTTGACTAGTGCCTCCTAGGGTTAGAACACCTCCTTTAGTTAAAGACATAGCGTTTACCATTGATGCACCTGTACCATCACCAGATCTCCATCTCCATTCACCGCTAGGATCAGTTGTATTACTATCCCATTGATCAAAATTAGTATTCATTTGACCAGAAGTCTCGTCTTGTCTATGAATTAAGAACGTGTCTCTATCGGTGGTATAAACACCCCAATACTGCCCGTTGTCTCTACCAATTTTTAATTGAGGAACTGTAGGCGTTGTGGAGTTAACAGGGTATATTTCTAAACCAAGGTCGCCATCATCGTGTTTTATAGTTAAATGGCTATCACTACCATTCCAGAACATTCCTTCTCCAGTTGCAGCACCATATGCGTATAAAGATCTACCACTTTCGTTAGCACCTATGTTTACGTTTCCAGTTACTAATAGCGAGTCGTCAACTTTTACACTACCAGAACCTGATACCATAGATAGCTCATAGCCAGAAGCAGTTTCTATTCTTCCACTAGTGTGGAGTTTAAGACAGTCTGCATCGTTGGTACCATGTATACTTACATAGTCTCCATAAGAGTTATCATCTGAAGGCACTAAGTGTAATACAGCTTCGTTAGCTTCAGAGGACGAGGTTTCATGCATTATATAACCTGGATCATTAGAGCTTGTTCTAGCATCAAAGTAAATGTAAGATTTAGCAGTATTAGCTGCGAAAGTATCAGCTATTTGAGCAGCGTCGTTATTCGTAACTAAGCGTATAGCGTTACCTTGACTTCCAGACTGTATCATAACGCCGTCACCGTGCGTGTATGTTTTTCTACCGCTTATAGTTTGATCACCAGTTGTAGTAACCATTAAAGCATCTCTTGTGGCTATATCAACTCCATCAACTGTACCCGTAAGAGTTATATCACCATTTACATTAAGTTTTCCTGCGGAAAAATTAAATTGTGCTAAATTAACAGTATCAGCTCCTTCTGAACCATCGGCATTATGAAAACCTTCTATTTTTAACTGACCTCCGTGATAAGCACCTATTCTAGGATCGTTACTAACACCTCTAGCTATGAAGCCCCAGTTAGATCCGTTACTTATCCTTAAAGTACCTTCATTTGCGTTGGAGCCCATGAAACCATGTACATTTGTGCCATCACTATCTAGCGCTCTAATACCTGTTTGAGCTGTTACAGTAGTAGCAGATACAATAGTTCCAGCGCTATATATATTTTTATTAAAATCCCATCTAGAATCAGTTTCGTTCCACAGCATACTAGCTGAAGATCCGTCTACTATAATACCTGAACCTCCTGAGTTAGCTTCTGTTTGACCAGCACCGATAGTTATTGTTTTATCTGTTACGTCTAAGTCTGTAACATTGTAAGAGTTTATATCTCCTGTTATATTTAAATTACCAGTTACTGTTAAGTCTCCGCTAAAGGTTGCAGTACCTGCTTGCAAGTCTCCATCTATAGTACCGCTATTATATTTAACTATACGTACACCCTTATACTTACCTTCTGTTTGGTTAGCATTTTGTTGACCAAGAAGTACCCATTTATTATTGTTAGATGAATCGATAGATTCTAGCGTTAATCTAACAGACTGTGTCCAATCATCACCAGATGTTCCACCTTGAAATACCCATGCATTAGCAGAGTTTCTAAACCAAGTATAACTACTGTGATCCCTTAAATCTATACTAGCTGTAGCTTCATTTGTCTCGTACATTCGCATGCCATTCATATCTAGATGGCTACCTAACTGAGGCGATGTATCTTCTACTACGTTTTGAAGTGCACTATCTGCTGTACCACCCTGAGTTGATGTCGCGTAGTCACTAGGATCAAACGCTTTTACGTCGGCAAGATTTGTAACTTCAGAGTCTAATAAATATCTACCATCACCAAATGTTTTTGTAAGTATAGTCTGAGTCGCACCCCATCCACCTGCATTACTTGATTTATATCTATACTTTAATCCTTCAGTGTTATTTGAACTACTATTTGAAAAAAGTTGCCAACCATAATTACCATCATCTTGTGTTACAACTAACCCTGTAGAGTGGCTTCCGCCAAACATACTGTTTGAACTACCTGTTAACCTATATGTACCTCTAGTGTTTACTGTGTCCCAATCAGCGTTTGTTGATAAAAAGTTAGAGAATGATTTTGAGTTTAAATAAAGTGTTTGAGATGTTAATCCAGTACCACCTCTCGATACAGGTAAAGTACCTGATGTAATATCAGCTGCGCTATGCTCATGCGAAGCAGCTGCTGCACCTAAGCTGGACAGCGTTACGTTTGAGTTTAAAACGTCAGCAACAGCAAAAGTATTAGTTGTATGTACTTCTGTCCAATTTTGCCAACCTGTTCCTTGTGGTGAAGCATTATTTTGATTATATTGTCTGATCCACATACCAGACTCCTCATAATCTTCATTAGTACTTATTTGTAACGCGTTCGTACCTGAACCGCCAAGAGTGTATATTGTTGACCAGTTTACTGGTCTGTTTGAAGTAGATCCATTTGTTGAATGAGTGCTAAATATAGTTCTAGTGTCACTATTTAGATCGTCTGTTGCTGCGTAATGTTTTGGTTTAAAAGTTGTTTCACCAGATATATCAGCGTTACCATTGATGTCTAGAGACGTCCCTTCTATTTCTCCTGCACCTTGTATTTTACCAGAAAAATAAGCTACGTTGTTTTGAATCTTAAATCTTTCTGTACCACCTTGGTTTACTATAAACTTACTGTTTGCAGCATCATAACCAAAGTCCATATATAAAGATCCCCATTGAGTGTTATTACCATGTAATCTTATATGTGCATCGTTTGTTGCATCTGTTCCACCATAAAAGTCTAAAGTACCATTTTCTATATTATTTTTAATGTTACCAGTTATTACTAGATCACCTGATATATCAGCATTACCGTTTATATCTAAGCTAGTGCCTTCTAATTCTGTACCAGTAATTTGACCTGTTGATGTTATAGGACCTGAAAATATAGCTTTATTACTATCGCTAGCATCTATTTGTAAAGCTGTACCAGTGCTTGTAATAAGTTTTAAATCATAACTATTACTACCGCCTAAACCTGATACTAAGTCTAAAGAGTATTGAGCTGCAACTCTACCTTCACCTGAACCAGCACCACCTCTTAAATACAAGGCTTGATCCGTATTAGATGCTCTTCTTATAGTTAACGCACCATTATCATCATCTGAAATTATAACTTTACCATCAATAGCACCATCGCCGTTTATGTCTAGGCTAGTACCTTCTAACTCAGTTCCAGTTATTTTACCAGTAGATGT